AACCAATGAAACCAAAAAATAAAGATGGTGCCAATGAATTAGGAACCAACAAGACTGATCTTGAAGCTGCAACAAACGATTCTGGAAATAATGAAAAAAATTATGCAGCAGAAGAAACAGATCCTGAATTAAACAATGATGAAGATGAAACAGAAGAAGTTTCTGCTGAAGAACTTGAAGCTGCACGTCAAGAACGTTGGACAAAAATCAAAGAATCCTTAAAAAATCATTCTGTAGAAGAAGACATTGCAGCATTATTTTCAGGTGAAACTCTTTCAGAAGAATTCCGTACAAAAGCAACCACTATTTTTGAAGCTGCCGTAATTTCTCGTGCAGTAACTGTTGCAGAAGAAATGGAAAAAGAAATTCTTGAAGCTGCCGAAGAAGCAGTAGAAGAAACTCGTGAAGAACTTGAAGAACAGATCAACACTTATCTTAACTTTGTTGTAGAAAACTGGGTTAAAGAAAATGAAGTTGCTATCGAAACTGGTCTTCGTTCAGAAATTGTAGAAAACTTTATCTCTGGTTTGAAGAATTTGTTCGTAGAACATTATGTAGAAATTCCTTCAGAACAGGTCGATGTTGTAGAAGCTCAAGCATCTGAAATCGAAAGATTAGAGGCTGAAGTTAACGAAAGTATAAATACAAATATCGAACTTACTAAGCGTTTAAACGAAAGTAAGAAGAAAGAAATTATTCAAACTGTTTGTGAAGGTCTTACCGCAACACAAGCAGAAAAAATCAAGACCCTCACAGAGAGTGTCGAATTTACCACAGAAGGTGAATATAAGAAGAAGGTAGACATCATTCGTGAGAATTATGTTGCCGCAGGTAAGAATGGTGGAAATTCCACTCAGACACTTGTTGAAGCTACCGAAAATGGTGGACCAGCTACCGATGAAACAATAAATGTTTCAGATAGAATGGAAGCATATGTCAGAGCAATTTCTGCGTCAAAAGTTTAAAGTATAACACTCTCTAGTTAAAGGAAAATTTTATGTATCTTACAGAACAAATTGCAGGCAAGTGGGACAAAGTTATTAACCACAAAGATTTGCCAAAAATCACAGACTCTTACCGTCGTGCGATTACCCTTATTGCTTTGGAAAACCAAGAAAAGGCAATGATGGAAGAAGCACGCAACCTTGGAAATGGTGGATTTGGAATGTTGAACGAAACATTGCCACCAAATAACACACAAGCAGGCGCAGCAGGATTCTCTGGTGCAGCAGGGGCTGGTGGTCCAGTTTCAGGTTTTGATCCTATTTTGATCTCTCTTGTTCGTCGTTCTTTGCCTAATTTGATGGCATACGACACAGTTGGTGTTCAGCCAATGACAGGTCCTACTGGTTTGATCTTTGCAATTCGTAGCCGTTTGGTTCCTTCTGGAACCACAAACGTAGCAGGAGACGCAGAAGCTCTATACAACGAAGCAAACACTGCATGGTCTGGTAATGGTGCGTTTACCGCATTTAGCTCTACAGTTAACCCAGGTACTTCAAATACATCTGTGTTCTCTCTTGCTAACACTGGTTATGGATTCCCAACAAACGTAGCTGAAGACCTTGGTGGTGCAACAGCATTTGGAGAAATGGGTTTCTCAATCGAAAAGGTAACAGTCACTGCAAATACTCGTGGTCTTCGTTCTGAATACACACTTGAATTGGCACAGGACTTGAAGGCAATTCATGGATTGGATGCAGAAACAGAATTGGCAAATATCATGTCAACTGAAATTCTTGCAGAAATCAATCGTGAAGTTATTCGTACAGTTTATGCAACAGCAGTTCCTGGTGTTCAGTATGCTTCTACTCCTGGTGTGTTTAACCTTGCAGTTTCTGGTGACACCACTGGTCGTTGGCAGGTTGAACTTTATAAGGGTTTGATCTATACAATCGAAAGAGAAGCCAACAAGATTGCAAAAGATACTCGTAGAGGAAAGGGCAATATTATTATTTGTTCTACCGACGTAGCATCTGCTCTTGCAATGTCTGGAATGCTTGATTATCAGTCTGCTCTTACCAATAATACCAATTTGAATGTTGATGATACTGGTAACACATATGCAGGTATGTTGTTTGGAAGAATGAAGGTATTCGTAGATCCATATTCTGTTTCTGGTGCAGACTACGCAGTCGTAGGATTCAAGGGTCCTACAGCATATGAAGCAGGACTTTTCTACTGCCCTTACGTTCCTCTTCAGATGGTTCGTGCTATCGACCCTAACACCTTCCAGCCAAAGATTGGTTTCAAGACTCGTTATGGAATGGTTGCAAATCCATTTGCACAAGGTATTACACAGGGATTGGGAGCAATCACTGCAAATACTAACTTATGGTATCGCAAGTTCATAATCTCTAATTTGAAATAATTAAATTATTGATTTATAATAAGATTGAGTTTAAACTCAACTAGAG